GTGCGGGCCGGCCGTTCGCTGACCAGTGCACCTCGCTACCGCTCCCGGCCGACGGCCTCACCGTGAACATCTCGCGTGTGACCACCGGCTCCAGCGCTGCCGTGCAGGCCGCCGAGAACGACGCTGTTTCGGAAACGGACATCGACGACACGCTGCTCACCGCCGACGTGCGCACCATCGCCGCCGGCCAGCAGCTCAGCCGTCAGGCCGTCGAGCGTGGCACCGGCGTCGACGCCCTCGTGGCGGCCGACATGCTCGGCGCGATGGCGACCACCCTCGACAACCAGCTCATCAACGGCTCCGGCTCGTCCGGTCAGCTCCTGGGCCTCGCCAACGTGTCCGGCACTAACAGCATCACCTACACCGATGCGTCGCCGACCGCTGCCGAGCTCTACAGCAAGATTGTCGACGGCATCCAGCAGGTCAACAGCAACCGGTACGCCGGTGCCGACCTCATCGTCATGCACCCCCGCCGCCTCGCCTTCATGCAGGCCGGCGTCGACGGCTCCAACCGCCCGCTGGTGGTGCCCTCGCAGAACGTCCCGCAGAACGCCATGGGCGTCGGACCGGTCGCCGGCTACGGCAACACCGGTGCGTCGATCGCTGGCCTTCCCGTCGTGACCGATGCGAACGTCATCACCAACGGCGGCGCAGGCAGCGATGAGGACCGCATCTACATCGTGCGTCGTGCCGACATGCTGCTGTTCGAGGACGCCGGTGCGCCGGCCCTCGTCCGCATGGACCAGACCGCCGGCCTCAACCTGACGGTGACGATGGTTGCGTACCAGTACGCGACCTTCATCCCCGGCCGGTACCCGGCGAGCATCTCCGTCATCAACGGAACCGGCCTCGCAGCCCCGACCTTCTGATAGGTCCCCCTTCGTCGGTCGGGCCGGTACCAGTCCCGGCCCGGCCGACACCCCTACTTCGAGGAATTCAACATGTCTGAAGCACTCTGGGAAAAGCAGGCCCCTAGCCGTGTCCAGAAGCCCGCAGAGGCCGTCGAGGCCGCTCCGGTCAAGAAGGCCGCCAAGAAGGCCAAGAAGGCCTGACGATGGCGTACACGTCGCTCAGCGTGCTCAAGGACTACCTCGGCATCCCGAGCGGCACCACGTCCGAGGACACGCCACTGACAGCAGCGATCAACGCCGCGCAGGACCTGGTCGACGGCTACACCAACACGACGTTTGAGACGGTCACCGAGGCTCGTGTGTACCGTGCCGAAGATCCGCAGGTGTTGCTCGTCGACCAGTTCCACACCCTCACCGGCCTGGTCGTCAAAACCGACACCAACAACGACGGAAGCTACGACACTACGCTCGTTCAGACAACGGACTACGTCGTGCAGCCGTTCAATGAGCCGCCGTTTACGTCGCTGCTGAACGTGTCCGGCGACTGGCCCCGGTACTTTTCCGGCCGGCCAGCCGTCGAGGTCACAGCAGCCTATGGCGACCAGAACGCCGCAGCTGTCCCGTATGCCGTGCAGCAGGCCGCACTCATCCTCGCCGCACGCCTGTACCAGCGCAAAGCATCCCCGCTCGGCATCATGACCGGCTTCGCTGACTACGGCATCGCCCGCATCAGCCGCCAGGACCCCGACGTGGCTGCCCTGCTCCAGCAATACAAGCGGCTCGCGACTGCCTGATGGCCGACTACACCGCCATTCGTGACGGCCTCGCCGCACAGCTCGAAACTGTGCCGACGTTCCTGACCGTGCACGCCACCGTCCCCAACCGGATCGTTGCGCCGGCGGCCGTGGTCGTTCCTGGCCGGCCCGTCGCGACCTACCACGACAGCATGGTCGGCAGCGGCGGCTCGCTCACCGTGTTCAACTTCGAGCTGGTCTGCGCAGTCCAATCCATGACCGAGGAGTTCGCCCAGGACGCCCTCGACGACCTCATCAGCGGCGCTAACAGCGTGCCGGCAGCTGTCGAGGCCGACCCGACCCTCGGCGGCGCAGCAACCACGTGCCAGGTTCGCCAGGCCGTCGACTACGGCGTGGTAGCCTTTGCAGATACCGAGTTCATCGGTGCCCGTTTTCTCGTGGAGGTCTACGCACGATGACCAGCTACACCGTCACGTCACACAAGCTCGTCGGCCATGAGCACGGCGACACTGTGACCGACGACGACCTCGAGGGCGCGAACGTGCCCGCATTGATCGCAGCAGGCCACCTGGCCGAAGCGAAACCGAAAAACAGCCGAAAGGCCAACCCAGAAAGTGAGGCCGACTGATGGCCGTTTTTCTACAGAATGATGTCCAGATCGTCGTGAATTCGGTCGACCTTACCGATCACTGCGCCAGCATCACCTGGACCGAAACCGCTGACGAGCTTGAGACCACGGCGATGGGTGACAACAACCGCACCCGCATCGGTGGCCTCAAAGACGGCAGCGTCTCGATCGAGTTCCACCAGGACTTCGGTGCGTCGTCGGTATACGCAACGCTCTACAGCCTGCTCGGCACCACGACCACCGTCGAGATGACCCCGACCAGCGACGCACTCGCAGCGACGAACCCGAAGCACTCCGCCTCGGCCCTCGTCACCGAGCTGCCCATCATCGACGGCAGCGTGTCCGACCTCGCCACCGTCTCGGTGACCTGGCCGCTGTCCGGCGCAGTCACGGTGAGCACCACGCCCTGATGCTTGATCTCTCCATCTCAACCCGACTGGCCGACGAGACGGAGCCAGTCACAAGCAAACCCACCATGGGCACGCTGCTCCAGCTGGAGCGGTACTTCAACCTGCCGAGCGCCATCGAGGCGTTGCAGCAAACAAAAATCGAGCATGTGGCGTGGCTGGCGTGGGAATCACGCCGGCACGCCGGGCTCGTTGTGCCGACCTGGGAAAAGTTCCGAGACACGCTGGTCGACATCGAGTTCGACAGCGACAACGACACCCCTTTAGCCGAAGGGGAACCGCCTACGGCATAGCGTCGTTGGCACTCGCTACCGGGCAGCCGATTAGCGAGCTTGAGAACGCTTCCCCGGCCGTCGTTCGTGCGTTGCAGGCGATATTGAAAGAGCGTCAGCAGGCGCAAGAGAAAGCAGCACGGAGGCGCTGACGATGGCACAACCCGCAGTCCGAGTCGAGGGCGGCAGGGAGCTGCGTCGCAAGTTCCGTGAAGTCGGCGACGACATGACCGACTTGAAAGACCTGCACAAAGAGCTCGCTGACGACGTTGCCGGCACGGCAAAGACCAAAACGCCGGTGCGTAGCGGCCGGCTGCGCAACTCGGTCCGAGGCTCCGGCACCAAAACCGCTGCGCGTGTTCGTGCAGGCAACAACCGAAAAAGCGGCCCGACCTCGGTGCCCTACGCTGGCCGCATCCACTTCGGCGACCCTGGCAGCCGCACTCGTGGCCGTATCAGGCCCCAGCCGTTCCTGTACGAAGCCCTCGACGACCGCCGCCAGCAAGTCGTCGACCGATACAACGACCAGGTGCGGGCCATCATCCGGCGCACGTTCTAGGATTGCGACATGGCAGCAGGCTCAAGCGTCATCAATGTCGCCATTCTCGGCGACGCTAAGCAGTTCAAGCGTGCTGTCGGTGAGGCAGGCGACAAGCTCAGCAGGTTCGGCAGCAAAGTCGGCACTGTGTCGGCAAACGTCGTCAAAGGCTTCGGTGTCATGGGCGCTGCGGCCGGCGGCCTGGCCGTCGTTGTCGGCAAACAGCTGTTCGACGTCGGCGAGGAACTGACCGCCCTCGACCAGAAGATTGGCACCGTATTCTCCGGCGACTCGCTGGACACTGTTACGGGCTGGGCCGACGAGGTCGCTGCCCGCATGGGCCTCACCTCGACCCAGGCTGCCGGCCTCGCTGCTAACGCCGGCGACCTGCTCAAGCCGATGGGGTTTACGGCCGACGAAGCCGCCAACATGTCGACCGAAATCATCGGCCTGGCCGGTGCGTTGTCGGAGTGGTCCGGCGGGCAGCGTGGCGTCGAGGAGACAGCCGAGATTCTGTCAAAGGCGCTGCTCGGCGAACGTGACTCGCTCAAGTCGCTCGGCATCTCGATCAATCAGGCCGAGGTCGACCAGCGTGCCCTGACGATCGCACAGCAAGACGGCCGTGACGCCATCACCGCTCAGGACAAGGCGCTGGCGACGCAGGCGCTGATCCTTGAGAAGTCGACCGATGCGCAGGAGGCCTACGCTGCCGGCGGCAACAAACTCACCGCAGCACAAAACAAGCTGCGTGCAGCGTTCGGCGAGCTCCAGGAACGCCTCGCCCGCAAACTGCTCCCCCTCTTCGAACGAGCTGCTGACCTGGTCGTCGAGCTGATCGAAGTGTTTGACGAGCAAGGCTTGGGCGGCGTTATCAAAACCGTGTCACGACGGCTGAAAGACGCGTGGCCGATGATCCGCATGCAGCTCGGCGTGTGGGCACGAGGGTTCGTGGATTGGATCAAACAGGTCGGCCCGCCGTTCTTCGCTGCCCTCGGCGACTTGCTGCTCAGGTTCGGCAAGTGGTTCATCGACGACGCCCTGCCTGTGATCGTCGCCAAACTGCGTGAATGGGGCGAAGCGTTCGTCAACTGGATCGGGCCGCTCATCCCGCCGTTCCTCTCCAAGCTCGGCGAGCTGATCGCCCAGTTTGCGAACTGGTTCGTCGAAGACGGCTTGGACATGATCGTCACAAAGCTCGGCGAGTGGGGTCGTGCATTCCTTGAGTGGGTCGGCCCGCTGATCCCGCCGCTGCTGGAAGAGCTCGGCAAACTGGTCATCGAGGTTGCAACATGGATGGTGACCGACGGCGCACCGAACCTCGCCAAAGCAGTCAAATCATGGTCTGACGCTCTCACCGACTGGGTCATTGACATCGCGCCGACCGTCTTCAAAGAACTGCGAGACCTGCTCATCAAAATGTCGTTCCTGATCGGTCTTGAAGCGAAACAGCTTGGCAGCCGCCTCGTCGGTGCGATTGCGGAAGGCATCCGAGAGAACGGACGCGCCGTTTTCATTGCATTGCGCAACCTGATTCCTGGCGGCAGCGCGTTTGGCAGCGTATGGAGCGCCATCTTGTCAGGCGGAAGCGGCTTCCTGTCCGGCCTCGCTGCTGGCGGCCCGGTCAGCGCTGGCAGTCCGTACATCGTCGGCGAGTCCGGCCCTGAACTGTTCGTCCCGACCGGCTCTGGCACGATCATGAACAACAACCGCCTTGGCGGTATGGGCGGCGGCGGCGATACGTTCAACATCACCGTGAACGTGCCGACCGGTAACGGCGACGACGTCGTGCGAGCGTTGCAGGACTACGTCCGCCGGCGTGGAGCGATCCCGGTTCCGGTCGGGTCGGCCCGGTACTGATGGCACAGATCACGACGTGGGCCGTGAACGTCGGCCGGTACAGCGGCGCGTCGCTGTCGCTGACCGACCACGCCAGCCGCACCCTCGGCCTGTCAATCGACCAGCAATGCGACCCCGGCCAGCTCGGCACCGGCCGAGCCACCGTCACGCTCGACAACAGCGACGGCGCACTCACGCCCGGCGGGTCAGGCACATACGCCAACGTCGACTGGCTCACCTCGGGTCTGTTCCTTGAGGCCACCGTCGACAGCGTCAGCGTGTCCGTGTTTCACGGCGTCATCACCGACTTCGCAATGACGGACGACGGCAACGGCAACAGCGCCGTCACTCTCACCGCCCTCGACGTGTTCCAGGTCGTTGGCCGGCAAGAAACCCAGACGTTTTCGCTTGTCGGCACCAACACGGCATATCAGCTGTACCACATGACCAACCCAGGGTTCGGTCGCTGCCAGGTCCCGACGCTAGGGCTGTCAAACATGCGTGCCTACTGGCAAGAGCTCAACGACACTGCTGCTGACGTGCCACACGACCTGCCCTCGGCGCCCTACAACCTCGGCGCCGTCATCAACAACAGCGTCATGCCAAACGAACAAACGGTGGCGTTCCCGACGATCCTCGACGACGCCGGCACCTACTTCCCGAACGACGCCTGGATCGGCTTTACCGTCGACGGCCTGGCACGGGCCGGCGTGTACGCCACCGGCGACGTGTTCGTGTTCACCGAGTTCGACCCGATGCCGACCGGGCAGCTGCCGTTCCGGTCGCTGCTCCGTGACTTCCACACCGACCTCATCACAAACGCTGCGAACATCACAGCACTGAACGGCGGTACCGAACAGACCTACAGCGATACGAACTCGCAGGAACGCTACGGAACCCGGAACCGCACCTACCAAACATCATCGGTCGACGACGCCCAGGCGCTCAGAACGGCGCAGCTGTGGGTCAACCGGTACTCATACGACGAAACGTTCGACATGACAGCGGCGGCGTTGCAGGTCAGCGACAGCATGGTGCAATCCCGCACCGGCGACGTGGCGAAGTGGCGTGGCCTGCTCGATGTCACGGTCGGCTGGTGGAACACGGCCAGCGTGACGTACACGCCGACCGGCGGCAGCTCCCGCACCGACGAAGTCGTCACCGTCGGCCGCACGATCGACGCCACACCCGCCGACACGACCGTCACGCTCCGGCTACGCCCGCAATCCGTGTACCTCGCCTTTATTCTTGATGACACGGAGCGCGGCGTGCTTGACCTGAACAAACTAGGATGATCGCATGACTTTCGTTGCAGGCACAACGCTCACAGCAGCCAACCTCAACGGCGGCTTCGAGCGCGAGGTCATCGTGTTCACGTCAAGCGGCACTTTTACAAAGGCGTCGTATCCGTGGGCACGGTATGCCCGTGTGCGTGTCGTTGGCGGCGGCGGTGGTGGCGGCGGTGGCGAAGCACCCGCAGCTGGCGAAATCTCGTGCGCTGGCGGCGGCGGCGGTGCAGGCTACGCCGAATCACTGCTGACTGTGTCGGCACTCGGCACCAGCGAAACTGTGACGGTGGGCAGCGGCGGTACTGGTGGCGCTGCCGGCGACAACAACGGCTCGGATGGTGGCACGTCGTCGTTCGGCTCGCTGGTCGTTGCGACGGGCGGCGGTGGCGGCGGCGGCGGAACTGCCGAAGCTCCAAACAACGCAAACGGCACCGAAGGGTCGCACGGCACCGGAACGGCAGGCGACATTCAACTCGCCGGCATGGAAGGGGATCGAGGCGTCGGCCTCATCGGCGTTGGCCGTGTCATGACTCCTCGTGGCGGCGGCACGATTCTTGCTGTGCCGTCACAAATCACCTACACGGCATCGTCGTCCGCTGGTGCTGGCGGCAACTCGTACGGCGGCGGTGGCGGCGGCGCAGCATGCGATCAAAGCTCAACAGCACAAGCTGGCGGCGACGGCGCTGACGGTGTCGTCATCGTCGAACTGTTCGGCGGCAGCGGCGCATCATGATGAACCGGCTGCGAACTCATCCTGGCCGGCTCCAGGCCGTCATCGTCGCTGCCGTGGCGCTCATCACAGCGTTCGGCGTGAACTGGTCAGCCGAGCAAGTCGCCTCGGTCACGGCGTTCTCAGCGACCGTGATTGCGTTGCTGCTCGAACCGCCGACCAGAACAGAACGGTGACCCGCCTCGGCGGCCGACCGCCCGCACCGCTCGTGCAGTTCGCCGAGTGGTCGAAGCGTGGCCGCTGGTGGCCGACCAGCGTGCGCCAACCCGGCCCCGCCGCTGCTGTCGTCGTGCACCACACCGTCACCGCCACCTCAAGGTTCCCGGCGCAGGACGCGCAGCGTGTCGAAAACGTGATCTGGGACCGCCGCTGGACTGCCCGCTTCTCGTCGTTGCCCTATTCGTACCTGCTGCACCCTGACGGCACCATCCTCGAAGGTCGCGGCGTCAAGTTCCGCAACGCAGCGAACCGAGCCACCCGGCCCGACGTGAAACTGTCGAACGGCAACACGCTCAGCGTTGCGCTGATCGGTGACTAC